GTGATTTAATTATAGAGAGATAGTGACTTTCACTTTTCTTTCTTTGTGTTTCGCTGGATTCAAACTGTCCCATAATGGCTCCAGTTGTTTCCAGAGACCAATACAAACTCAAAACACCAAAACCCCACCAGCCATCCCCCCCCCATAGGTGCACCACCAAGTGCCTTGAGGATTGTGGGTGGTTCGTGGGTCGCTGCTCCTGCCCCAGCGTCTGCCAACGCGAGGGCTGGGATGATTTCTTTGTGGCTGACAGGGTCAAGCCTCCCAGCTACGTCGCCTCGAAGACCTCGGTTGCAGACGTTGTCGATTGGCTGCTTGAGGAAGACCCTGCCACTGACGGCCCTTCGGAGTTTGATCTCACACAATTTTTCCAGGCCTACACAGACAAATCCCACCAGATTCACCGCGACTATGCCCCGGACCAGCTTGCCCAGGCCCTCGACATGGCCTATATACTATCGGTGGACCCCCCAGATATCAAGCTCCCAGAGTATGAGGCATCTAGGTTCACTCATGACACCTCCTACAAGGGCAAATTGCCCAGGTGGCTGCGTGTGTATGGCATCAAATCTCGAGAGCTAGCGAAGAAGGCTGTAACCAACATTCGGGGTGGAGCCCACTGGGCCAAGGGGCTGTTCAAACAGGCATGGGACTCACTGCCTGGCTGGAGCGAGGTGGAGGCGTACTTTAAGGCCTTCTTTGCTGGCATTATCACCGGTGTTGAGGACGCACTGTCGAAGTCCCCGTCATCGGTGTGGACCTCACTCAAACTCACGCCATTGTTGTACATATGGCGCAACATCAACGAGTGCTCTGACATTGCTGTGATACTGGGGGCCTTCTGGGCAACGTTGGAACTCTACAACATCCCCTCCAAAGTTTACGACTTGGTGTCAACTGCGTTTAGTCCCATGGTCCAAGAGCTCGCCCGCAAGGTCATTAATGTAGTTAAGGGCGACGGCAGCGGCCCCAAGCAAGAGGGGGGCCGCCCGAGTTTTTCCATCCCTGGTGTACTTCTGGCCACCTTCCTGTCTGCAATCATATTGGGGTCAATGCCCTCAGATGGCTTCATCAAGAAAATATTGCGCGGGTGTGCCACGGCTGCGGGCTTGGTTGGGGGCTTTAATGCCGTAAAGAGCATCATAACCACAGTGCAGGGCGCTAGCGCTTGCAAGGATGTTAAGAAACTCGCCAGCCAGCTGATGTGCGTCACAACGATGGCTGCCACGGTCTCCACACGCGGCGAGCGCCAAGTGCTGGCTAGCATGCTCAATGACCTGAATGAGAGTGTGCGCGAAAGGTTGGTGGACCCAGCCTACGCGTCACTGGTGCCCCAGCTGTCCGCCATGTCCAACAAGATTGTAGAGCTCTCCACAATGAATGCCTCAGCGTTATCGGCGGCCCGCAAGCGCATCCCTGCCAAAATTGTAGTGTTGTGTGGGCCCCCTGGTCACGGCAAATCCGTTGCAGCCCACAAGCTTGCCAAGATGTTAAATCCAAATGAGCCTTCCATTTGGAATCCATTCTCAGATCACCATGATGAGTACACTGCAGAGGAGGTTATGGTCATCGACGAGACGCCCGCGGAGCCAGGTCAGTGGGTAGAGGACCTCATAGCTATGGGGTCTAACAGCCCGTTTGTACCCAATTATGACAGGGTGGAAAATAAGACCAGATGTTTTGATTCCAAATACGTCATCATTACAACCAACCACAACCCTCTCATTAATCCAACCCATACTCGCGCTGCTGCGCTGGCTCGTAGACTTACGTTGGTCTATGTGAATTCTCCCGACGTTGCCGACTTCCTGCGCCAGCACCCTGGGGTGCCACCACCTGCAACGTTGTTCAAGGCTGATTGTTCCCACCTGCATTTTGACATCCACCCGTATAATTCAATTGGTACAACGGCCATCGTCGGGCACAACGGAACGACACCTGTGCCACGAGCCAAGCGCGTGACCTTGGAGGGGCTGTGTAAGCATGTAAAGGATATGCCTGATCGGGAAGGCCCCCCAGACGGGGTCCCCGAGAGGATGGTATTGGTGGCCCCTGACAAAGGTACCGCACGATTTGTGGAGGCCGTGATTAACACTTACCACAACTCTGGCCTGGTTGCCCAGCCCGCAGCGTGGGACACGACCCCGCAACCATACCAACTCGCTGTGACCTGGCAGGGCTCAAACTCGACCGTGACGGGCCAACGCTGGGACTGTAACCCGCAGACACCCTTCGTGGCACCCCACTTTACGCGGAACATGTTTAAGCGCGTCCTTGGGACGGAGGTTCCTGAGTACCACCTTCTGGCCTACGCGTGCCGAATCACCTCCAGCTCGCTTGGTGACAAGAGTTTGCCGGTCCCCAACCCTACTGTTGTTATCAATGACCCATCACCCACTCGTCTTGCCCTCGCCCTTATGCGGCACCTCAAGAACCCAATTGCTTCAGGCCTGCGCGTGATCTGGGACCTGTTCCGCGGTTGTGCTACCGGTCCCAAGCGTCTGTTTACGTGGGCGCTCTCCCAGGAGTGGAATCCCATGCCCGTCACCACAGCTTTTACCTTCCCGGCCGGCACTGTTATCCTGCATACGGCCGGTGGAGTGCGCGTGGTCGTCCTCCCGCCTGGCCCCCAATTCGGACTGACTGAGGTCGCGCGCCTTGCGGACCACAGCGGGCAGGACGACCCCGTCGTGCCAGACATGTTTGGGGCAACATGGACGGAACTCCTGTGGCGTCTCCTTAAGGTCATCGGCACCTTTCTGGCCAACTACGGGGTGGCTATAGCCGGGTTGACCCTCTCCATAGCCGCATTCAAAACAGCCAACAAGTCCACCAGAAATGACCGCCAGGGCTGGCTATCTGGCAGCGGGGTTGCGCTGTCTGATGAGGAGTACGACGAGTGGATGAAATATTCCAAGAAGAAGGGCAAGAAAATCAACGCGGACGAGTTCCTCCAGCTGCGACACAGGGCCGCGATGGGCAATGACGATGACGATGCCCGTGACTACCGCTCGTTCTATACAGCCTACCAACTTGGGCGCGAGGGCAACAATTGTGATGACACCCCACTGCATCCGGCAGTCGGTCCAACCACTGGTGGCGGGTACTATGTCCATATTGGCAACGGTGTTGGGATTACACTCAAGCACGTCGCCTCAGGTGAAGATATCATCAAGGAACTGGGCAACGACTTAGTTAAGATTAGGACTAAGCACCACAAAGTGGGTGACCCTGCCATGGTTGTTGGTGATGGCACGCCAGTGAAGTTTGTAACAGGGCACCTTGTTGTTGACACCCGTAGTGAGACGGTGGTGTTTGACCAAACCCGACTGAGCGTGATGCGGGTCAAGGTTCCTGGGCTTGAGACACGGCGCGGATACTGCGGCCTCCCATATGTCAACAGTGCCGGGCAAGTGGTCGGACTCCACCAGGGCTCATATGGCGTGGGCGACAAGGTGATCACGCCCATCGCCCCTGAACCAACAGTTTCGCCGGATACCATCATGTGGCGTGGGCTTGAGTGCACCCGCTCTGATATTGTGACGCACTTGCCTCATGGTACCAAATATTCAGTGTCCCCAGGCATGAAAGAGGAGGCGGCCAAGTGCTCCCACCAACCAGCGCCCCTTGGCCGCAATGACCCGAGGTGCGGCCAGACGCAGGTCGCAATGGTGGTTAAGGCCCTCTCCCCGTATACCGGCAACCCTGCCGTCGAAAAACTGGACGGGTGCCTGGTTGCGGCCATTTCAGAGGTCCGCACAGCCATACAATCGCTGACGCCCAAGGGGGGCTTCCGCCCGCTCACATTCGCCGCGGCATGGCAAAGTTTGGATCTGTCAACCTCAGCTGGTGCCCTTGCCCCTGGGAAGACCAAGAGAGATTTGTGTGACCCCGACACGGGGATGCCAACCGGGAAATACAAGGAGGAGCTGCTGAGGGCTTGGTCGCGGGCAGGCACGGGGACGGCCTTGGACCACACGTACATTGTGGCACTGAAGGATGAGTTGCGCCCGGTTGAAAAGGTCGCCGAGGGTAAGCGCAGGCTTATTTGGGGCGCTGACGCGCGCGTTGCGTTAATTGCGTCCGCAGCCCTTTCACCCATTGCAAATGCATTAAAAACAGTCACAAACCTCTTCCCAGTGCAGGTGGGCGTTGACCCATCCAGCGCTAGCTGTGTGTCCGCCTGGATCGGCCGGCTGAACCGCCACGAGCATTGCCTAGAGCTGGACTACTCCAAATGGGACTCCACAATGTCCCCAGTGCTTATAAATATTGCAATAGACATCCTGTGCAACACCTGTGCCAGTGATGGGCTGCGAGTTGCGGTGTCCCAAACACTTAAAACCCGCCCCACAGCCTTGGTCGAGGGCGTCGCGGTGCCCACAAAATCTGGCCTCCCATCTGGAATGCCCTTTACCAGTCAGATCAATTCAATCGTCCACTGGATATTGTGGTCTGCAACCGTACGTAAGTGTTCCCTGCCTCTAAACATTGGGTCTGTCAACGAGCTCGCCCCGTTTCTAACCTATGGGGATGACGGGCTTTACACAATTCCTTCCCATCTCACTAAGAGCATTGATGAGATTGTTTCAACTCTGAAGGGCTATGGGTTGTCCCCAACGGCTCCAGACAAAGGGATGAACATTGAGATCAAGAAAGTTTCTTTCACCTATGTATCTGGCCCCGTGTTTCTGAAGCGCCGTATTGTCCTCACGCCTGGCGGGCATCGTGCTCTACTTGACCTAACATCGCTTGCGCGACAGCCTGTCTGGGTGAATGGCCCCCGGCGCTCCGTGTGGGATCACGAGGCCCAGCCCATTGAGATTGATTCTGAGGTTAGAACCATTCAACTCCAAAATGTCCTGATTGAGTTGGCGTGGCATCAGCCCCGGGACTTTGATCAGGTTGCAGCCCTAGTTTACAAATCTGCTGAAGCCTCTGGAATTACCATCCCCAGATATTCTCTAGAAGAAGCCCGTGCCATCTATGACGGGCGTTTCTATGGCATCCAACATGTGAGTATGCCATGTAATAGTGATTTAATTAGAGAAGGAAACATGAGTGACAACAAAAGTGTCCCAGAGCAGCACAATGAGTCATCGCGTGCGATGGACGCTGGCGCCACCGGCGCCGCCGCAGCTGCCCCTGCCCCACCTGTCGCGGCCGCACCGGCTAGTGGCCTGGTGGGCGCGCTTGTTGCTGAACCCCAATCAGGCCCGAGCACTGAACAGTGGCGGACTGCCTACACCCTTTTCGGCACTGTCTCCTGGAACGCTAATGCCGGCCCCGGGACGATCCTCACAGTGGGGCGGCTCGGGCCGGGCATGAACCCCTACACCAATCATATTGCTGCAATGTATGGGGGCTGGGCCGGCGGCATGGACATCAGGATCACCATCGCTGGATCTGGGTTCATTGGCGGCACGCTTGCCGTCGCTGCCATTCCACCAGGCGTGGACCCGGAGAGTGTCAATGTGTTGCGCATGCCCCACGTGCTTATTGATGCCCGCGGCGGTATCCCGCTTGAGGTAACATTGGAGGATATCCGCACATCCCTTTACCACCCGATGGGAGACGCCAACACTGCGTCGCTGGTAATTGCAGTCATGACCGGGCTCATTAACCCCCTGGGCACCGACACCCTATCGGTCACAGTGCAGCTCGAGACCAGGCCCGGCCGTGATTGGGTCTTCTTTTCACTGCTACCCCCCACTGCAGGCGTGGCCTCGGCTGACCCGTCGCAGCTCCTCACCAGGGTGGCTCTTGCCACCTCGCCAGAGGTTCGCTTCGGCACAGGAGTGCTCGGCATCCTCGGGCTACCATCAAATCCATCTGTCAACCGAGTTTACGACGTGCAGTCCCGCACACGCGGGTGGAGCTTCCCCATCCCTAGCGCCAGCGTGTTCATGGGGGACGCCACAAATGTTGAAGTTAACCGGCGGGTTATGGCCCAATCATCGGCCCCAAACAACCCTTTGTCAGATGTCTTCCCCGATGGCTTTCCAGATTTCATACCTCAATCAGTCACGGGACCGGACGGCGGCGCCGTCATCGCCGGCCAGGTTCTGCCGCACCCAAGTGATAATGACAACTTCTGGCGGCTTACCCCGGTCGTTCGCGGCAACACCACGGCAGCCATCAACACCATCCCAGAGAGGTTTAGCCAAGTGTACTTTATCAATCTCATCAACGAGGACGCCGTGAGCACGGCGACTGAGGAGGTGAGATTCAATGGGATCCAGGGCATTTTCGGCCAGCAGTCCACCTCGCGGGCCGTCCAGGTTATGCAGGGCTATGTCCCACAGGCTGACCATGTCATCCGGCCTGCCGGGTTCGCTGGCGTGGGCCCGCAGGGTCCCAACGTGCCCATCGGGTTTGCCGGAACCATGCCCAATTTCAATGCAACCACCGGTGGGGCGGATGATTTGGTTCCTGTATGGGGCCCCACGTTGGTACACACTGCCTCTTTGCTAGCGGGAACCTCATATGAGCTTGCTGAGAACTCGATGTACGTATTCTCCGTGAGTACGTCTAACTCCACCTTCGAACTCGGCATGCTTGCCAACGGCACCTGGCTCGGCCCCGCGCAGCTCGCTGGTACGGGCATTACCTGGACTGAAGTTATCTCTGTCACCTACATGGGAATGCGCTTTGCCTACAACCCTTTGAGCGGGCAGGGCATAGGTGGTGAATCCAGAAGATTGTAATATGGCCAGTGCAGCCACAGCTGGGTTAACATTGTTGTCTGGTGGCGCGAGCATTGCCGCCGACATTGCAGCAATAGTTACAGAACAACAAAGATTGGCCCTACAGAAAGAACAGATCAGGAACAATTATGAGCTTGGTAAGCAGTCCTTGTCCTTACAGCAGCAGTCCATTGAAAATTCCAGGGATAGAATTAGGCTTTCTGCCGCTCAAATTAAGGAATTGGGCCTTGATCCAAAGTCTGAGCTGAGCATGCTCATGGGGCTAACGGCTGGTGCTCAACCCTCCATCAGCAGCCCTATTTCCAATGATCAGTTGTTTTTGAATTCATCCAATTTGGCACGCTCCGTCCGCTGGGACGCGAGGAATTTTGGTGAGGCCATCAACACCTTTGCCAGCCTCAGAGCCAAGCACCAAGCAAATCCCAATCGCCCAGACATAATGCTGGGCAGTGATAATCCCAACTGGGGCGCCCGTGCCACTGGTGATGCCCTGTCTGTGAGTGGCCTGTCCGTCAGATCCAACCATTTCGGATCAGGTCCTTCCTCGCTGGGCTCATTGAGTTCCGCGCGCTCCAATCCCTTTTCCTCCGCAAGCTCGGGGTCCGTGGGAGGTATTTCCCTCCGCACGGTGGGATCACGACCATCAATCAGGTCGGTGTTCTCGACCACGAGTGTTTGAAATTTGTTTTCCTCTTTAATTAATCAAATGCATTGTGAGTTTTGTTTTTGATTTTGTTTTGATTTGG